GGTGTAGTGCTATGGTATAGTGCTAAAGGTGTGTAACCTGATGCTGCCATATGTTATTCCTTAAGATATTCTAAAACGACTTGTGGTTCAACAAAGCGTTCATTTTTGTGTTCCGTAAATTCCCACCAAAGAAATTGGTTCTCTGCTAGGTATTTTCTGTCTTTTAACAGATTAATATTTTCGGGATGTCCGTATATTAGCGGATCTGATACAGACCATAGTACAATCCCTTTTTTCTTTTCGTCCCAGCACAAATGCTGAAAAAAGCTATCACATCCTATCCAGATGCAGCATTGTTGTATTAGTTCTCTTAATTCACTAATACGCAAATTTGGACGAAAGTCCCCAACTAATTGCTCTTCACCCTCTATGCCAACTTGTACAATCGGCTCGTCAATCTGGGCAATGAGCTCTTTCCAGTAAGGATAATTCTTTGGGTTTTGTTTCCCACTTATTAACTTTTTGGCGTATGGTGCTATGATAATCATAAGTATAGCTTTCTATACGCATTTTCTAAACTATCTTTCCAACGCCACTGATCCATCTTGCCATAGACATTAAAGTGCTCTATGCTACCAAATAGGGCTCTTGCTTCTGCAATCGAGCGCCCTGGCACAATGTCTGGATAACAAGAAAACACTTCAGCGTTTTTAATCTCTGGCAAGATGTGGCTAAATATTAAATGATCACCCAAGCCGTTGTCTAAAACAATTACCGTTTTGTCACGATAAGCGATAGTGTTTCTAAAGATCTGCTCATCATGCTCGTACAACTCTTTTTTATCTTCGCTACGAATACCACCTTGTGGGTTTTTCATATGCCAAGTTGTTGCATTGGGCACCACTAAAATCTTGTAACCTTTTTGATGCAAGCTATAAGTAAACAGCGTTTCTTCTCTGTGCGCTACCCGTGAAAGACCCAGATTAAAATCACACACGCCGGCACGATATAAAAAAGTGCAATGTAAATGTTCAACTTGCTTTTCCTCTTTAATAACACCCCATTGGATGTTTGGTTCAGAGTCAATCTTGTCAATCAAGCCCGTTACAGAGCCTGTGTCAGGCATATAAGGGGGAGTTAATACCGACCCCCCAACCGCACCAGTAAACTCGTCTGCGTGGCTGTAAAGCGTTTCTAGCACATTAGGCTCTGGAATAGCATCGTCATCAACGCGCCAAACCCAATCATAGCCCATCCTATTGGCACGCTGATGAATGTGGTGCTGACCTTTCTTTTCGGCAAACACCCATTCCCACTTAATGCCTTTAATGTCTAACATCTGAAAAAAGTATGAATAAATCAGCTCTTTTCGCATGTCTTGTGGTTCATCATTATCATCAAAGATGACCAGTTTATCCACTGGTTTGGTTTGATTAATAATCGCATTTAACACCAAGGGCAATGTAGTAAAGTAACGCCCTCTAGTTGCTACCGAACAAAGCACCTTACCCATTGTATTCACACAGCATTAAATTCATGCCTTCAAATGGTGTGTCAGCAATCTGTCCTTGCTCACCCATAAACTGGTAAGTAAACCCAGGTAAATGGGATTCATTGAGCATGTGCAATTTATGATGCTCACCCCAAAAGCCGGGGGTTTCCATATAAGGCACGGTAATCAATAGCCGTTTGCAATGTTGCTTTAACTTCTGCGCAATTTGTAGACCCGTGTCAATATGCTCAATCACTTCCATCGCTACAATGGTGTCATACTGACCCAGTTCAAAGGTGTTGATGTCAGCATGAATAAACTGTTTATTGTCGCCCCAACCTTCTTCACGCGCGACTGTGACTATTGTTGCGTCATAGTCTAAACCGAGATACGAGATACTGTTGCCAAAGAATTGCGACCCGTATCCATTGGAACACCCAATCTCCAACATAGAGGTCCCAATCAACTTGCTTGCGGCCCATAAATACCGACCCTTCTCTCTTGGTGCTACTTCCTCGCCTTTAATTGCCATGTAGCGCTCAAAGTTATTCATGAGGCTCCATTTGTAACCCATTGGGTTATATTTTCTTGCTAACTTACGAGCATTTCTAGCAAACACATTATTAAAATCTTGTACTAACGCTGGGTCGTGTACTGTGCCTTCGCCTACATGGTAGATGGGAAACCCACCGACATAAAACTCTGGATTGTTTAGTGTTTTAGGAACACATTCAGCCATAATAAAACCAGCATTTACTGCCTCGATGCAAAACTCAACATCTTCGCCAGTACCAACACCATACTCTTCGTTCAGTAAACCGATTCTTTCAAAAACTTTTCTGTCAATCATTGTACAGAAAAATACGCAAAAGTCACGACCTGCGTCTGGTGAATGCTGGACAATTGGTCCAGTGATTCCCACATTAGCGTCTTGTAAAAACGGTGCTTCTAACATTTCCAACCATTGGTTCTTTGGTTGATCCAATAAGATCGTATCGTTGTTTAACAATATAATCTTATTGGTTGTTGCTGCTCTAATACCAGCGTTTGTTGCTTTGGCATAGCCAGATGCAAATTGTTCCCATACTACAATGCAATTGGGGATTGCTGTTTGCAAATACTGTAAATAATAATCTGTATTATCTACACAACCATTGGCAGAAATAATGAGTTCTACATTTTCCATGTTGCTGTATTTGATAATTGAATCAACACATGGTTTTAAGTATTTCTCACAATGGTTATACGTTGGTATAACAACGCTGTATTTCATAACTTCCCTAATGGTTTTTACAAACCGCTATTATAACACTACCCAACGACTCCCGCTAGGAATAGTCACTGTAACGCCACTGTTTACTGTAATTGGACCTGTTGAATGTGCCCCATACCCTGACGGTATTGAATAAGTAGTTGCCACAGTTAAATTGTTTAACACTAAACCGTTACTTGCCAACAACTCTGAAGCTTGCAACTCGCCAGTTGATGGTTTAAATAAATGCTTGGCATTGCTAGTGTAAATTGTACTAGCTGTACCACTGGTTGCTGTTACGGCAACTGGGTAAATATAACTGCTAGTAGCTACATCGTTACTGATTGAGATGCTGGATGCAGAGCTACCAGAGTAGCCCGATGTGCCGCTGTATCCGCTTACACCGCTACCACTATAGCCACTGTAGCCACTGATGCCCGAGCCACTGTAACCACTGTAACCGCTATAACCAGAAATACCGCTGCCACTGTATCCGCTATAGCCAGAGATACCGCTGCCACTGTAACCGCTATAGCCAGAGATACCGCTGCCACTGTAACCGCTATAGCCAGAGATACCGCTGCCACTGTATCCGCTATAGCCAGAGATACCAGATTGTCCAGCAATGTCAAAGTTCCACGAAGCAAAGGTTCCAGAACCGCCAACTAAATCAATGTTAACCGTTAATGTAGTAGTTGAGTAAGCTGTAATTATGCCTTCCATAAAATTAGAAGGAGAGGCAGAACTTGCTATTCTTACTCTTGCACCCACTACATAAGCGTTAGTGCCTTGAGTTTGGTTTACTGTAAACGCTTTAGAACCAGTTCCAATAAGGAACGAAGTTGTGGAAGTTAATCCGGCGTAACCTAAACCACTATATCCAGAGATACCGCTGTATCCGCTGATACCAGAGAAACCGCTATAGCCGCTGATACCGCTATAGCCAGAGATACCGCTATAACCACTGTATCCGCTGATACCAGAGAATCCGCTGTAACCACTAATACCCGAGAATCCACTGTATCCGCTAATACCGCTGTAACCACTGATACCGCTGTATCCGCTGTATCCGCTGATGCCACTGTATCCACTGTAGCCGCTGATACCAGAGAAACCGCTGTAACCAGACACACCAGAGCCACTATAACCGCTTATACCGCTTCCAGAGTAGCCAGAGATACCAGAGTAGCCACTATAGCCAGAAATGCCGCTATAACCCGATTTGCCGCTATAACCTGAAATACCACTATAGCCAGATTGACCATACATTACTTGAGTTGCAGTAAATATTACAGACGGTGTTTCTGGATAAGTTGCATTACCAGCAATGGTTTCTAAATAAACAGAAGCATTTGCTGTATCCCAATATACTTCTACATAGTCAGTAGCGTTTACATTAAATACATAATTAACTGTAAGAATATTAGATGTAAATGCAGAGCCTTGTTTATCTGGCACATCATAATGACTATTTGTATCAGGAATGTTTGTGCCATTTTTCTTTAGCCAAACTTGAGTGCTTCCTAATGCTGTGCTGTGATTTGTAAACTGTAAAGAAAAGGTTAAGCTATAAGTTCCAGCATTAGCAAAAGTTACTCTTGACCCGCTAACAACCGATACTCCAGTATTATTTGGGTCAGCAGTATTTAAAGTAATTGCTGTTGGCGTATTTGCAGTAGTAGTTTGAGTTGTTGTATCCCAAAATGAACCCCAGTTACCAATTGCACCACCAGCACCTACCGCACCACTATAGCCACTAATACCACTATACCCGCTGATGCCAGAGTAGCCACTATAACCGCTATAACCAGAGTAACCGCTTACACCAGAACCACTATACCCGCTAATGCCAGAGTGACCGCTATAGCCACTTTGGCCAGACCAGCCTGAAATACCCGAGTAGCCACTGATTCCGCTGTAACCTGAGATGCCAGAAAAGCCGCTATAACCACTTTGACCAGACCATCCAGAAATACCAGAGAAGCCACTGATACCAGAAAAACCGCTAATACCTGAGTAACCACTATATCCACTTTGACCAGAGAAACCAGAAATACCGCTGTAGCCAGAAAAGCCACTGTAACCAGAAATGCCAGAAAAACCGCTTATACCAGAAAAACCACTATAACCACTAATACCGCTATAGCCAGAGATACCAGAAAAACCGCTATAACCACTTATACCAGAGAAACCGCTGTAGCCAGAGATACCAGAATATCCGCTGTAGCCAGAAATGCCAGATGTACCACTGTAGCCAGAGATACCAGAATATCCGCTGTAGCCAGAAATGCCGGATGTACCACTGTAGCCACTGATACCAGAATATCCGCTGTAGCCAGAAATACCAGAAAAGCCGCTGTATCCAGAAATACCAGAGAAACCTGAGAATCCAGAAATACCGTTTACAACAGCAAAAATAACTGGAAGGTTGTTTGCAAATCCAGTTGTGCCAGTGCCACCAGAACCAATTAAAGACGCTGGAATTGTCCAGTAGCTGCCGACTTGCGAAGGCGATCCAGTGACTAACCACTTTTGGTTATTCGCACTGTTAGCTTGGTCTTGTATTACAAACTCTTCTGTGTTCTCTAACAACGCTAAAAAAACACTAATGTCAACACTATCAGATGTTAGGTTGCTGACATTAATTTGAGTTGCACTGGTTTGTACAACATTATTCCACAGCAAATGACCGCTGCTTGGATCACCGCTTTGAATTGTGGTGTTAGTTAAGTACGGATAAAACGTACTTGATATACCGCTAGAACCCGAAAAGCCAGAGAATCCAGAAAAACCGCTATAACCAGAAGTGCCAGAAAAGCCAGAAGTTCCGCTGTAACCACTGTAGCCACTATAGCCAGAAATTCCACTATAGCCAGATGTGCCACTATAACCAGAAATACCAGATGTGCCACTGTAGCCACTAATGCCACTATAACCAGAAATACCAGAAAAACCACTATAGCCACTAATGCCAGAAAAACCGCTGATACCAGATGTACCACTATAGCCAGATGTGCCACTATAGCCAGATGTGCCACTATAGCCACTATAGCCAGATGTGCCACTGTAGCCACTATAGCCAGATGTGCCACTGTAGCCACTATAGCCAGATGTGCCACTATAGCCAGAGATACCAGAGTAGCCACTGTAGCCAGAGATACCGCTGTAACCAGAGATGCCCAGTCCACTGTCGCCAGACTTACCAGAAAAACCACTGTAGCCAGATAAACCGCTATAACCAGATGAACCAGAAACGGGACCAACAGTTTGTGTTGTTCCATCACTGTAATAAATAATTAAATTGCCGTTTGTCGGATCATAAACAATATTTGTGATCAGTTTACCAGCCGACACAGCGTTAGCAATTAGCGAAATCGCTACTTGCTTTGTAACACCGTGCTGTACTAGTACTGTTACCTCATTGCCTGTGACGGTGTTGGCAACGGGTAACTGGGTTATCGACTGATCGGCCATTTATTATGTATATGTAAATCCACCATGTTTGGTGGCTGTTCCGAACGGGGATCCCGCAGTAATGTCAACAATACCAGTAACTATATGAGCTGGAGTTGTTGCAAGAATTTGCGTGGAGTTTACTAATGAGAATGACGCAACAACGCCACCAAATTTAACTGTAGTTACATCTGTAAAATTTATACCCATTAAAGTAACCAGAGTGCCACCCGCTTGTGGGCCGTTATCTGGAGTTACTGTGTAAATATATGGGAATAATATTTGAATGTTTGGTGGGACATTACTTGCAGTATTAAGATCGCCTTGAGTATTTCCGCTAAACGGCGATACTCCTTCAATAAATACTGAGTTTTCAGCTTGAAATCCTGTCTCTGTTAAAATCTGATTACCAGCAATTGGGCCAGTAGCAACAGATACATCGGGACGAGGAAAGCGTAGTGCAATGTTTTCTGTTTGAATCGCAGGCAAACGCCATGGATCAAAATTATCTTTATCTTCTTTGCAAACCCGCATGCCAGGGAAATTGGGATCTGGCATGAGGTCGACATAAGGGAACTTTCTGTTGCAACGATCACATATTGCAACAGAAAGCACTGAATTACCTCGGGTATCGAGGTAAACGGACATTACTTATCTC